GGGTCTTGGGTTCTTGGATTTTTTACAGATCCGGGATCTTATCAAATTCCTATGGTTCTTGGTTCTATTGGTGGATTAAATTCAAATCCATTAAAAATGTTAGGTGAAGAGTTTGGAACTGGATTTAAAGACCTTAGAAGTTTTGAAGAATTAAAAAATGCACCAAATAATCAAATGGATGAAAGAAAATATCCAGATGGACAAGGATTGGATGGCGACAAGCATGGAGCACAATTAAAAACATCAGAAAATAATTCAACATATCCAAGATCAACATATGTTGCTGATGCAACTAAAAACGCAGATGGTACACCAGACACAAATATTTTGGGAGTTAATGATTCTGACAGATTAGACAAAACTGCTGTTGGTGTAAAGACTGCTAAAAGAGAAGATGGTGTAACAAGAGAAACTGAAATACCAGTATCGGATATTGTTTTTGATAAATTTGAAACTGGCATAACTGGGGAAAGTGGTGCAGCAAAAGGAACAAATAAAGGATTAGGCGTTGGATATAATGGTCTTCAATCTTCTTCTAAACCATCACTAAAACAAAATTATAAACAATTTAAAGATCAACCTACCAATGCAAATGGAAAAACAGTTTATTCAACAGGAACAGGATCTGTTGGAGCAGCAGGAGCAATTCCTGCAATAATAAGTGCTGCTGCTGGCTGTTATAAGAATAACCTAGATGGTGTGAGATCGGGTGCTGCTGCAATAAAACAAAATGTTATAAATCAAACAAATTCCACTGTTAAAACTAAGGACACTAGTTCTATACAAAGAGAATTGGATGAATTGAGAAGAAGGAATGTTGGTCAATATGTCCAATCATCAAATGGTTCATTAGTATCACCATATGATATTGATCGTGCTAGAAGAGAAACAAATGATTTCTTAAGTAAACAAACATCTGATGCTGCAAGTAGAGAAAGAGAAAGATTACAAGCAAATGCAGCGGCTGAAGATGCTGCAAGAGCAACACAAGCACAAACTACACAACCTTTGTTTGATGCAAATGGTAATCCAATTACTCTAACTTCTATGGGTAATATAAACATCAATGGTAATGATATACCAATAATCGATGTAACAGAGAAGATCAATAATCAATTAGATCCAAATAATATCAATAGAGATGCAGAATGTGGTGATTGTGGTTGTAAAGATGGAGTAAATTGTAAGGACTAAATATTAATATGGCAAATACTACAGAAACACAAGGCGAATGGAGTGAACCAGAGACAACCTATGGCAAGGTCAAAGGTGAACCTACAGAAAATGTGTATCCATATAATAAAGTATTTGAATCTGAATCTGGTCATATCATAGAAGTTGATGATACGCCCGGTTCTGAGAGAATAGATGTTTTTCATAGATCTGGTACATTTGAAGAATTTCATCCAAATGGTGACAGAGTAACAAAAGTTGTAAGAGATCGCTATACTTCGGTATTAAGAGATGATTACATTCACATAGATGGATTCTGTAACATGACTGTTGATAAGGCAATGAAGATAATTATCAACAATGACGAAATAGAAAATACACCATCAAAAAATGTTAATTTTGATATTGAAGTTGGTAGAAATGCAAATGTAAATCTTTTGATAAAAAAGGGAAATTGTAATGTCAAGTTGGAAGAGGGTGATATAAACCTATTGATGAATCAGGGTGATGTAAATATAAGACAAGAAAAAGGAAATTACAATCATTTTGTAAATGGCGATTACAATCTTGAAGTTACAGGAAAAATGCATACTGTTGTTGGAAAAGATGTAGTAAATGAAATTGGTGGAAACAGAGATATAAGAGTTGATGGTGATTTTGATAACAAATGGATAACAAAAGGATATTCAGAAACTTTAGTTGAAAAAGGTGATATGAGAATTGAAGTAGGTAATAACCATCATGAATTGATACATGGAGAATCACATCTAAAGGTAGAAAAAGGAAGAAGATCATTTATAGATCAGTATGAAGAATTATCAATAAATGGACCAATGAAATTAAAAGTTGCTCCTGGTGATTTGGATATATTTACTGATGGTAATATTTCAATATCCAATAGTGGAACTTTCGATGGTTCTTTTACTGGTGCAACAAAAATATCAACCAGTTCTAGTTTAGACATATTTTCAACATCTTCTGCCAAAATATCATCAAATTCTAGTTTAGAAATGTTAACCCAAGGATTGATGAAATTGAATGCAAGTTCTTCATTAGATGTTTTAAGTGGTGCATCTATGAGAATTTCTTCTGGTTCGGTTATGGGAATAAATGCTAGTGGTGCTTTATTACAAACAGGTAGTGTCATACATCTTAACGGACCAAGCGCACCCAGAGCAACTCCTGCAAACAAAGCATCGCTGGCATCTTCTGCTGCTTTGCCCGACAAACAATTTGTTTATGTGCCTGGGTCAATGGGTAAATGGACTAAAACAACAAATGGTAAAACACCAGCATCGGTATTAACTGGTTCTGTTAATAGTTTAAATAAACAATTAGAAGTTTTAGACACAGCAAAGGGACAATTATCAGCAAATAATGGTCAACTAGGTGAATTAAAACAACAATTGAATACTGCAGGTGGAGATCCAACAAAATTAACAAATATAGCAAGTTCAACTGCTTCATTGACAAATAATGTTTCTGGTATTACAGGATCTGTTGGTGGAGTAGTAAATTCTGTTGGTGGAACTGTAGATGGAGTACAAAATATATCTGGTAATTTAGTTCCAGGAGCAGCAGACGGGTTGAATAACTTTGGTAGTGGTGGCGATTTCCTATCATCATTAAAAAGTGGTATAGGAGGTATTGCTGGTTTTGTAGGAGACATATTCAGTACAATAACTGATATTGCTTGTGGTATAATAGACGCAATAGGTGGTGTTTTGGATGCTGTTGGTAAAGTAATATCAGACGCTATAGGAGCAGTAATGGACGCTCTTGGCTCCGTAATGGACGCTATAGGGTCTATTATAGACTCCATAACAAAAGCAATAGGAGACATAATAGGAACTATAACTGACATAATTGGTAAAGTATTTGATGCTGCTGGTGAGTTCATAGGTGGTATAGTTGACGGAATAGGAAGCGTTATAGATGCAATAGCAAGTATATTTGATGGTTTGGGTGGTAGACCGAGTAATTGTGGTATATCTTTAGCACTATGTACTGAAGATGTAGCAGTAGGGGTTTCAATTTAATGCCAGGAGCAGCAAGAAAAAAGGTAGATACTGTCGGTGGTGGTATTGCACTGGGTGCTAGTACTGTTTTTGTTAATAATGCAATGATCGCTCAAAGAGGAGATAGAGTTACACCACACCCACCATGCTGCTGTGGTCCATCTTGTGGTTGTCAGGAACACTGTTTTGCCAGTTTGGCTTCTGCATCCTCTAATGTTTTTGCAAATAATATTAATGTAGTTAGACAAGGAGATCCTGCAACATGTGGACACCCAATAACAGGATCTGCTAATGTATTTGTAAATTAAATAAAAACAAATATACATAATTAAAATGATTAGCAAAGACATAGATTTAAATTTTAACATCAATCCTTTGACTGGAGATTTAAACCGAAAAACCAATTCGGATGCTGTAAAACAATCATTAAGAACACTACTTTTATTGGGGTTATTTGAAAAACCATTTAATTCCGATTTAAATGTAAATATTAGAGGATTTTTATTTGAAAATTATCTAATAAATGCTGACAAAGAATTACAAAAAAACATTCGCAGAATAATAACCAAATATGAACCAAGAATAACTTTAAAAAATGTTATAGTTTCTGCTACTCCGGACCAAAATGCTATAGATATTACGATAGAGTATTATTACACAGGAAACAAAGAAGAAACATTAAGTTTCTCACTAGAAAGAACAAGATAAAATGGAAGAAAAAAGAGGCGATATTTCCAATTTAGATTTCGTTTCTATAAAATCAAATTTAGTTGATTTTTTAAACAAGCAATCAGAGTTTAGTGGCTATTCATTTGAAGGTTCAGCACTTAATGTTTTGATGGATCTTCTTGCTTATAATACTTATTATAATGCTTTTTATAATAATATGGTAGTAAATGAAACTTTTATTGATAGTGCAAGTAAGAGAGCTTCTGTTGTATCTTTAGCAAAAAATTTAGGTTATACTCCAAAATCTACAAAAGCAGCAACAGCCTTAATAAACATAAAAATAGATCCAAGTAATTACACGAATGATGTAATAAACAGAAATACTCAGATAACTGCTACAGATTCAAATAATAACACATATACATTTGTTACTACTGCATCATACTCATTTGACCCTATTGAATTCAATAGTCAAGGAAATGTAACCAAATATGGAATAATTGATGTACCAATAAAACAAGGAGTATATACAACATACACTGCAATAGTATCAGATGCAAATACTCCATTACTTCTTCCATACGAAGGAATAGATTTATCTACTATTAGAGCATTTGTAACTACTTCTATAACAAATCAAGAGGGAATTCAAAATGAATGGATTCGCTCAACCGACATAACAACAACAAACCCAGAATCAAAAGTATTTTTTGTGCAAGAATCAGCAACAGGAAACTACGAAGTAGTTTTTGGTGATGGTGTTTTTGGGAAAAAACTAGAAAAGGGTAATTTGGTAATTTTTGAATTTTTGGTTTCTGCTGGTTCTACAGCTAATAATATTGGTATGAATGATTCGGTATCTTTTAGTTCATTTAGTTTGTCTGGTTATGATATAGAAACAGTTCAAGCATCTTCTGGTGGTTCTGATAGAGAAGATATAGAAAGCATCAGAGTAAATGCTTTAAAAAATTATTCAAACGAAGAGAGAGCAGTTACAGCAACTGATTATGAAAGTTTAATATTAAAAAACTTTAATAATATAGAATCAATTAGGTGTTGGGGTGGTGAACAAAATAACCCACCTCAATATGGTAAAGTTTTTGCTTCCATAAAACCAATTAATAGTTCCAAACTTACGACTATAGAAAAGCAACAAGTTGTTGATTCAATAATGAGAACAAAATCAATGCTTGGTATTTCTCTTGAAATTTTAGACCCTGATATATTGTATCTAAATTTGACAGCAAATATAAAATACGATCCAACAATAACAAGAGATTCTGAGAGTAGAATTAGAGAAATAATTAATATTAGTTTGAGAGAATATGCTGTTAATAACTTTAAGGGTTATGACGATGATTTTTATATGTCAGATATTATACCCGAAATGTTAAAATTCCATCCAAGCATAGTTGGTGCATCTATTGGAACAACTATGGAAAAAAGAATATATCCAGAAGTAAATACAAAAGGAACTTTTACAATAGATTTTGGAAATAAATTATATCATCCAAGATCTTGTTATGATGTTCCTGTTGTTGAAAGTTCCTATTTCAACATGTTAGTTTTACAGAATAACAGTTTAGTACAAAGAGTTTGTTATTTTGATGATGATGGAAATGGTAAAATGAGAATCTATACTTTAGATTCAAACAATAATAAAGTTTATCTAAACAATAATGCAGGAACTGTTGATTATAACAAAGGTATAGTAGTCATAAAAGATCTTGTAATATCGTCTTATATTAACAACAACAATTACATTTATTTTGTAGCAACACCAAACGATCCAGACATATTTACGGATTTTGATACTATATTGAGTTTTGATAATACAATAACTAGAAGTTCAACTGTAAATATGACTCAAGTATTTAAAAATTCATTAACTAATGCATCATACGCAAATCGTAATAGTTCCAATAATGTAACGGGTTAAAAATGTTAAAGGTAGATATTCTTTATCCACAACCAAATACAACATTATATGGAAACGAATTAAAATTTCGTTACAAGTTATTAAATAACTTAGAAAAATATAAAACCGACAAAATAGTTTTATCTATTAATGGAGAGGTTGAAATAGAATCAGCCACCAATGGATCATATATTTTTTCTAATTTAAATAACGGTGATTATGAGATTGTTGGCTATTTAAAAAATAAAAATAATGTAAAAATTGAAAACACAGAGTTTTCTGTAAAATTTAATGTTATAAATCAAAAATACGAATCAAAAAATTTAACTTGGGCATTTGCTAAAACAAAATTACCACAGTTTATACAGGACGATTATTCAACATTTACTAGATTCGTAGAGGCATATTATGAATGGTTACATAAATCGAATAATCCAGTTTACATGCCATTTGCATCTGAATTTTTTGCTGATATCGATACTTCACCAGAAGTATTTTTATCAAATTTTAGAATACAATACTTAAATGATTTCCCAGATAATTTATTCAAACTTGGAGATCAAAAAAATCTAAGAACACTAGTTAAAAATATAAAACAATTTTATAGAGCAAAGGGAACTGAAAAGTCGTTTAGATTTTTAATGAGATTGTTATTTAATTCTTATGTTGATTTTTACTACCCAAAGAAAGATCTTATGAAAGCATCTGGTAATCTATGGGTTGAAAATGTAGGAATGAAAATAAAAAATATTGATGTTTCAAATGCGTTTTTATTAAAAAATGCAATAATATACCAAAAACCAAATACAACAATAACGGCATCTGCTAGAGTTCTTCAAGTAAATGCTGAAAAAGAATTAAACCAAACCATAGTAGAATTGTTCGTTGCAAATGTAATAGGAACATTTAATGATACTTTACCTGTTTATTGTGATGTAATTAATAATGGTGTAAAACAAACTTTAAAAATGGATTTACTAACAGTAATTTCATCTGTAAACATAACAAGCAGAGCATTAAAGGTTAATGATAAAATATATTTAAAACCAGGAAATGAAACTGGAAGTGAAACTGGTTCTAGTTTTTTTGCTGTTGTTCAAGAAGTAGATTTATTAGGTAATGTTAAAAGATTTAATATAATTAACTCTGGTTATAATTATACCGGTTTCCATGAATTATATAAAAAAAATAAAGATGGAACATTTACAAAAATTACAGGATCATATCAAACTGGAGTATTGACCAGATATCCTGGTTATTATAAAACCATTTCTTCATCACCAAGTTCCAGAGGCAAGTTACAAGATAATAGAATTTATCAAGAATTGTCATATGTTCTTCAAACAGAATTAAATGTAGTAAATTATGCTGATTTGTTTAAGAGATTGGTTCACCCTGCTGGTGTTGGATTGTTTGGGAGTTACCTGATAAAAAGAGATGAACAATTAAGTTTAGAAGATAAAACAGAAATAAATTTATATTATTCTGGATTTATTGGCAATTTCTTACCATATACTTTTAATACAATAAAGAATTTGAGAAACGATAATTACCCAAATGGCAACCCAATAACTTATCCAACAGGACTTAAAGATTTATACCCACTCGGATTTGATCCCACTCAAACACTACCAAATGAAATTACAGCAGAATTTGAGCATATTCCTCTTCCTTATCAACAATTAAAAAATGGTGTAACTACTCTTAATTTTACTTTTATACCAAATGTATCGGATTCTAGTAATATCAATACTTATTGGGTAGTATTTCCTCATCCAAATATTTTACTAAATACTTCAGACACTATGAAAGATATAAAAATTAGAGACTTTTTGACTATAAAAATTGACGATTTAACTACGAACTCCTAAAATGTTAAGAACAAATTTTAAAAACTCTATAATAAAATCGTTTTACGATAAGTTTTCACAAAATTCAGATACAAAAAATTATCTATTTATTGGTAAAGTATCTGAATGGGAAAATGATAATCTTCCACCTTTAGCAGAAAATTCTTTACAAGAAGAATTGAATGCATGGAAGAATATGCTTATATGCAAGAAGATAAATGCTGATGATGTAGTATTTGTTATAAGAAGAATAAATTGGTTATATGGTAAAGTATATCAGGAATATGATGATACATTAGATCTTCATTCTGACGATACTCCCTTGGATTTCTATGTTTTAACATCAGAAAATAATGTTTATAAATGTATATTCAATAACAATGGTGCAGAATCACAATATGAACCATATGGAACTGGTCTGGAAGAAATAATCACACAAGATGGTTACATATGGAAATATGTTTATTCAGTAAGACCAGAATTAATTGACTTTTTAACTGAAGAATATATTCCAGTTGAATTTTTGGATGAACTTTCATACACAGACCAAAGAGGGTTACAATTAGATGTTGAATTGGATTCTAAAGAAAATAAAAATGGTTCTATTAGTAACATAGTATTGATACAAGTAGGAGCACCATATCCTTTTGCTGTAGATTATGATGTTGTCGAACAAGATCCACAAATAGCACATTTAATACAGTTAAATGCTTCGGAAGGATCAACAAGTGTTAAATTCAACTCAAATACTAACATCAGTAGAGTAAATGATATTTACAAGGATAATTATGTTGTTTATATTTATTCCGGACCTGGTTCTGGACAAGTTAGAAATATAACTGCTTATGATGGTGTTTCATGTGTAGCGACTATAGATTCTCCTCTCACAGAATCCATAACAACAAGTAGTTACTATAAAATATTACCAAAAGTACAAATTACTGGAAATGGAACTGGTGCATTAGCAATTACTGTTCTTAATAATTTAACAAAACAAATTGATCATATTTCTGTTTTAAATGGTGGTCAAAATTATAAAGAAGCTTTTGTTGAAATTAAAACAGTAAAAACTATTCAACTAGAAAAATCATTAGCCAGAGTAGTTATATCTCCATTTAACGGTCATGGTTCAAATTCTTTAATAGAATTGGGCTGTAAAGATTTAATGTTAAAAACTAAATTTGATAAAGAAGAAATACAATCTTTTAATTTTTACAATGATTATAGACAAATTGGCATAATACAAGATATTACAGTTGTTGGTGAGGAAGAACAACAACAAACATTTACTCTTGATATTGAAAATATAAATTCAACAACATCATTATTATTAAGTGATGATAGTAATGGTAATTTTACACAATATTTGGGTGTATTAAGTAATAAAATTATTAAACAAGGATCTGATGATAGCATTTCTCAAGCAAGAGGCACTTTTGTAAGTTTTGATTTTGATAATAAAACAGTTATACTTAAAACCATAAATGGCAAATTTATGCCATATCCAAATTCCACAGTTTATCCTTTAGTAATAGAAAATGCTAGTGGACCTGGATTAGACAGTGTAATGAGTGATATAGAAATTACAAAAGCATCACCATTAAATTATTATAGTGATTCTACCTTTTCTGTTGGTCAGACAATTTTAGGTCAAACAAGCAATTCCACAGGACAGGTTGTAAGTTGGACTCCGACATTTTTTGGAACTGATGGAAAACTCGTGATTAAGAACTTAAGGGGATCGTTTATAGAATCTTATTATAATAATTCTGGAGTTCTTGTAAATGGTGAAAATATAATAGGATTTAGTGGAGTTAACACTACAACAGGAATAACTGGGTTTTCATCAGATAAAGTCGGCGTTATTAAAAACTTATCAAGAACTAAAGTTGAAGAAGGTGTAAACACTTTTAGGGCAACAACAATACTAACTATCACTAGACCTTCAGGAACAACAACATTATTTACAAATAATGATTTTTCAGAAGATGATAGAATAAAACAACTAATATCAAATGCAGAGGCAACTGTAGTTGGATGGTCTGTATCGTCAGATGGGTTAACAGGAACTCTAATTTTATCAGGTGTTTCTGGTACTTTTGTTCAAAATATAACATCTTCTTATAGATTACAAAAACTTATAAATGGTGTTTATACAACACAAGATGCAGTAATTTCGGCAATTAGTTTACCGCAAGTTACTAGATATTCTGGAAAAATCATATACATAGAAAATATAAGACCTGTTGTTCGTGGGGATGATCAAACCGAAGAAATTAAAATAATAATAGGACTTTGAGGTAAATAAATGTCATACAATCACTCCGATATACTTTCTGGTTCGCCTTATTACGACGATTTTGTTGATACAAAGAATTTCCTGAAAATTTTGTTTAAACCGGGTTATTCTGTACAAGCAAGAGAGTTAACACAACTTCAAACTCTATTACAAAACCAAGTATCAAAATTTGGTAGCCATATATTTAAAAATGGTAGTTTAGTGTTTGGTGGTATGACTACATTATCTAATTGTAGTTTTTTGCGTATACAACCATTAAGTAACACAACCATAGATCATGTTTCTCTTAGAGGAAAAGTAATTTCCAATACAACAGATAATAACGGAATTAGAGCAAGAGTAATACACACACTACCCTCACAAACTGGCGATTCATATGTGGTTTTGTTTTTGCAATATTTATCTGGTTCTGAATTTTCTCAAACAACAACTACATTTTTTGAAGTTGTTACTACAACAACAGGAACAAGTTATAGTACTTTAAATTTTAGAACAAAATCAACAACACAAAATACAAATATTCCAATATCTGGTTCTGCTTCGTTGATTTCAGTAGATAGTGGTATTTTTTATGTGGATGGGTTCTTTGTAAACAATCAAAAACAAACAGTATCATTATATAAATTAACTAATTCTTATAGAGATTTTTCAAGTCCAACAAATAGAATTGGTTTTGAACTTAATAGAACTACTGTTGATGCATCTGAAGATGATACATTAAAAGATCCAGCAAATGGTTCTTATAATTATAATGCTCCTGGTGCTGATCGCTATGTAATACAACTAAATTTGACATCATATACATTTGATAATCTAGAAACTAGACCAGAAGAATATTCAACAGAAGATTTTATAGAACTAGCAAGAACAGTAAATGGTAAACTAGATTTTATAAGAAGAACACCAACATATTCAGATTTATTGGATATTTTTGCAAGAAGAACATATGATGAATCTGGTTCTTATACAGTAAAGCCATTCGGATTAGAAATTAAAAATCATATTCGTTCAGACAGATATCGATTTAACATGACTCGTTATATTGGTAATATAACATCTACTCCAGATGCTGCAAATGTGTTTCCTTTTAATTATTCAGATCCAACCATACCAGAAAATTATCCACCATTTGCAAATGATGTCCTTAAAGTTTATACAACAGATGGTAATGAATCATTTTTCGATGTCGTAAGTTCTGAAGCAAGTTCTGATGCATCGGGTGTTGTTACTGTTACAGTAAAACTTCAAGAATCTTTAACTAATGATTATTTCAATCCTTCCAATTTACTCGTTGGAACAAAGTTTTACTTATTCAGAAAAGGGGATACAAATCCTTTAGGAAATCAATTTTATGCTATTAATAATAGTGCAACTGTTGATTCTGATGGATTGGGCACCTATACAATAGGCGATACTCCCAGAGGTAGTGAGGATAAATTTGTTCTTTCGGTTCAACCAGGAAAAGCATATGTTTTTGGTTATGAATTTGAAAATATAAACAATACAAATATTTCTATCAATAAACCCAGAGATATAGTAACTCTTGATAATTATGAGGTAAATGCAAATATAGGAAATTATTTATTAGCAAACCCAATTTTGCAAGCAGGTTCAATTTATAAATTTGATTCATACTCCTCTAATTTAAACATAAATGAATTTCCTGAAGTAAAATTAAAGGGAGAGTTCGTAGAAATAAATATACCAAAAGTTGCTGAAGTTAAAGCATCATTGCCAGTAAAATATTGGTCGCCTCTTTACGCAACAGAGCATTCAAATAATTATAATAGCATTTTGTTTGTTGAACCAAATCCAGAAGCAGGGGGTCTTGCATTACAAAATGAACTGTCAACCAATTCTAGTGTAAAGGGATTGATAAGACCTTCAGAAACTGATGAAGAAAGAAAGAAAAAGATAGGTCAAAAAATATCAAATACAAGTAGTATTTTATATGAAATGACAGATGCTTCGTTTGAAACTGAACATGATATAAGTCGTTTAATATTTACAGAACCGTATCATGGAGATTTTAGAACTGCTTATGGAAAAGATGGCGATCCAAATGTAGATAATAGATTTAGTACGGATTCATACATCGACAATTCCCAAAATTATGTTTATCAGTTTGATATTAAAGATTTATCATCATCACTTGGAACTTCTATTACTTTATCAGAACTTCAAGATAAAATTATAGTAAAAAGAGCAAAAACCAGAAGATGGATTCCTGCTGGAAGTTCAGGAGTCACCTCTGGTAGCACATTGTTTATAGAAGTTCCGTCTGGAAATGTTGTTTTTGGAAATTCACCACAAGCAAATCGTGGTTTTACTATACCAGGAGATAATGCTTCACAAGAAGCTGGTGTTGTTTTTAATCCAGAAATTGGTTCTGATATGGCGTATGGAAGTAGTATAGAAGGAATCAATTTACAAAATAACATAGTAAAAATAGTTTTGCAACAAGCAACTAGTAGTGTAGATTGTGCTGAAACACAAAATGATGGTGATCCAACTCCACCTGTTGTTGGTTTAGGAAAATATGTAGTAGGTGATGTTGTCAGACAATCTTATATTCCAACAAGCACTGGTATTAGAACAGAGGCAAGAGGTAAAGTTCTTGCAGTAACAGAAAGTAATGTAGTAAATTCTTACACAATTTATATTGAAGTTCAAGGAGCGGATGATTTTGTTGCAGATGGAACAAGCGGATTTACTAGTATAGGAAATCTTTTTAGCAATTGTGCTTGTTATACTATACACGATGTTGATGTGTTGGATAACAGCACCTGTGGATTCTTTACAACTATTAAGTTTACAGAACCACCAGTTTATGGTGATTATACTGTTGGCAAAACTGTTTACCAATACAATATTGACTATATGCCAATAGATGGCACTGGTACTAATTTTGATTCTTTGCAATGTTTAAATAAAGGTCAGGTCATAGCATGGGACAAAAATGCTAGAATTTTGACAGTTTTACAAACAATTAATCAATTTAATAAGAGATCTGGTTGGATTATAGAAGAAACAACCGGAGTTAGATATGGTGGACGAGGATGGGATGTAAACCGACACGAAACGCAAGAAGTATCCTCTGTATTTGAAATAGAAAAAGCTGATGGTGTATTTATTAATATAGATGAAGCATATGTTGCAGGTAGAGATTTTGATGAATTAAATAGATATGGATCTGCAGAACAAATTATAACATCATCTGCACAAAATTATAATTCAACAAAAGAATTATTTGTAAATGATGTTGTTAGACAAAATAATAACGGCGTAACATCTTTTGGTAAAGTAATATTTTTTAAAGCAGGAGATGTTGATAATCCTGCAGCAACTACTCAAGAAAGTACAACAACAATTCTTTTATCGAGATATACTTCACAACAACCATTTACATTTAATATAGGAAACACAAATTCTGGTATATTAACTGTACAAAATAAAAATATAACTTATTCTGTTTCTGAAGCAACACCACAATCTATTGGTGGTAGTAGCGCGATAATAGGAACAGCAAAGTTGCGTCAATTACATAGAATATCAGAAGATCAATATAGTGTTCATCTTTTTGATATTGTTATGAATAACATAGGTTCTACACTATCAAAATACCCTCTAAATTCAACTGTTAAAATTGCCAAAACAGATTCTGGTGTAACTACTGATATATTCTCTATAGAAAATGATGGTGGAATTTCTACTGTACAGTCTCCACAACAAAATACATTACTTTTTGATCTTCCAGTAGGAGATACAATTAACAATGTATCTGATTTAAAATATAGAATTCAAAGAGATTTTAGAGTTACAATAGACAATTCAACTACAGTTACAGTTGATGCAGATGTACCAGCAAATATTAGATTTATTGGCGGTGCGTCTGGTACTGGTGAAGAAATAGGAAAAATAGACACAGCAGATTTATTAGAACATTATATTTTTGTAAATGAAAGTAATGGTAGAATTTATAATCTTTCAGATAAAAGATATTTTACAAAAATTATAACAAATAATACTAATGAAGGTGCTACATCACAATTAACAATATATTTAAATAATAATGCTGGTATCATAATTTTACCACAAGGAAACTATAGATTAATTGCTACAATGTCTGTTGGTGGTTCAACTGAATTGGGAATTAGAAGAAAAATCAAAAGAAGAGCAATTCAAAAACTTACATTTAATTCTAATGGTGTTTTGACCATCCCTGTTGCAGATATAGTTTCTATTGATAGTTTAACAACTACATCTGGTTCAATTTATAATTTATCTTTGTTTGAATTTAACAATGGTCAAACAGATAATATTTACGAACATGCAACTTTGAAATTAAAACCAGAAAATTCAGGAGTTTATATATTATCAAACTCAGAAGTTGTAGTTTCATATACTTATTTTGAGCATCTTGGTAATGGACCAATTGTAGTAAATTCTTATGAAACACACAAAGATATACCAGTTTATACCAGTCCATCTACAAATATTAGATACAATTTAGATACTCTTATAGACTTTAGACCATATAGAAATTCATCTGGTACTTTGAGTGGTATATATGGTATTCCTGTTATAACAGAATCTTTCTCAGCAGATTATTCTTATTATCAAGCAAAAAATTATAAATTAGTTCTAACAAGAAACAAGCAATTTAAAGTTATAGAAAGTCCATCATCATTAACTCCTGTAATACCATCTGATGAACCAAACTCTATGACATTATTTGTTATAGAATCACCAGCATATCTTTCAAACATTGATGATATTAAAGTTACAGCATACAATCATCAAAGATATACAATGAATGATATTCGTCAACTTGAAAAGAGAATAGAGAATCTTGAATATTTTACAAAATTAAATCTATTGGAAAGATCAGCACAAGATACAATAATAACAGATGCCAGCGGAAA